CACTACAAAAGTACATAGAGTTTTTTGTTCCACCAAATATCCGAACAAGAAAGTGGCTATAAGCGAACCACACTCTTTTGGAATGCGAGTTCAACTCATAGCCACAATGTGATTTAGATTGATGCTAAAACTCTAACGTCCTAATGCCTGCATACTCATCAAGAGCTTTCTTTAGGTCAATGTTACACATCTCTGCGATATACATCAGTTCGGTAAGGTAAATGTTGCAGTCCCACGTATAGTCTCCCGTAATGCCTATGAACCCATTTACACAGATGTGCCACAAAGAACTATTAGCATCGTCATCAAATGCCTTCAAGACGGAAGCGTATTCTTCAAGAGATACTTTGCCTGACGGGTTGAAGTGAGACCCAAGGTATGCAAGTGGATACTCCATAGCTTGTGCTATCAACATTGGAGTTACGTTAGAACGCATACGCTTTGCTTCTTCCGTGTTGTTGCCTTCCTCTAAGCACTCGCAAATATACTCAAGCATCCACTCTTCATGTTGGACGGGGTCTGTTGGATACTCCGCTGTCCCTATTAAAAGCTCGTGGACTTCATTCAGCATGCTCTCTCTCAGACTAAAGTAGAACTCCATATCTCCTTCGGAAGGCATTGGTAGTTCACCTTCTTCAAGGACTTTGTTGTCCTCTTTGTCAGGTCCAGGCTTGACGGAGAGCTTGTCGTAGACCTTCTTCGCAAGTGCGGTGAGGTATTCTTCTGTGATGTCGTTGTACATATCCGTATGTGTTATCTGTGAGAGTATCCCTGCTTCTCGTTGTAGGTAAGTCGAAGGATAGTGCTTTCGTAAGCGTCTACACCGAACATATCTGCGAGCCTAATCATATACCCGAGGACGTTGGTATAGCCATAACTGCATTCAATGCATAAAAGTTCTTTTTCCAAAAGAGACCAAAATGCCGATAGTTTTTTATCAACTTTATAATAGCGGTCTTCAAAGCGACTGAAGTCATCAGAGACATCTTCTATCTCCTTAAATCCACCGAACGACTTATCCCTCTTTATCACCGATAGTGCAATGCAGAATGCTTCACCGAAGTAGAAGTTTGTCGTGTGGTCATAGGATAAACCATTGTGGCAAATGATTTTATCTGCTGTGAGACCTGAATTGACAAGCTCCATCACCTTGCTAATGCTTTCCTTGCCACCAATAGAAACATTCTCAACACCGAACTCATCATATGAATAGGCTCTTGTTAGGTTACTAACAATAACCATCCCTGCATTTGAAGGTCTCAGTGCCTCATGGCTGAACCCTCTGCTGATTCCACTCTTGTGGATGCGCTTAGCGAGTTCATTCCAATCATTGTCGTTGAAGTTCTGAACGATAGGTGTTACCTTAGCCGTATATCTCAGAGTGGCGAATGCCTTTGATGATGATAGGATATGGACGAGAATATCCACAACTGACGAGCGGGATAGCACGCCCCACGCTGATGTATTCAGACGGGAGAAGTCGTATTCGGAAGGAATGGTGTACAGCTTCTTTACCTCACCGATAGTCAGGTGGCGACATTCAATACGAGTATCACCCTTTCCTCTACCATCTACCGAGACTACAAGACACTTCACCTTGGACGCTGTGATAGCATTAGACTTAGAGTCCTTACGAAGTTCCAGCACACGCTCCTTTGCTTCACCACGGATACGTATAGCACCGCTCACGTAGTATGCAGTATCAACAGCTGAGAGGTCGGGGAGAGTGACTCCTTCAAGACTTACGGAGGTGAACTCCTCTTCGTCTTCATCCTCCTCCTTGTCACTCACCAGCTTTCCGAGTGATACGCACTTATCCTGAGGCATAGGAATATTTGTCTCCTTCTCCCCGAAGAGGTTGATTTCTTCTTCTCCGAGGTTTGACCAATAGAGACGTTCCTTATTCTGAGCGGAGATGAGTGATGCGTTAATCTTACAAGGTGTAGTACCAAGCGTTCTCGTGACAAGCTCTTCGTCTGCATTGGATAGCACTCGCTCTTCAAGAAGCCAAAGGGCTTCATTCTCCCCTTCGGAGAAGAGGTCAATGTAGTGCTTTAGGACTGCAAGCTGAGACTCATTGCTTCCTTCTTCTTCGTCATCTTCATTGGACTGAGAGCTTCCACCAAAGATATTCTTAGCCATAATAAGGTCGGCTTTGAAGTCCTTGGTGTCTTCAGTCACCTTGACAACATTCGTTGAAGGGAAGTTGCCCTTAATGACATCAAGGCACGTATTATTAACGCCTATGGTGTAGAACGTACCTACATTAACATCAAGCTGTTTGAGAGCCATTAGGATGCTCCCAATCTCGTCATTGATGCCAAGGACGTTGATACTCGTTTTTTCAGTTTCCATAAATTATTTCTCTTTTAACTTGATGAGCTTGTCGCCATTTTGGATTTCAGATGGTGATACTTGGACGACCTTCCCGTCACGATAGACGAAGATGCTATGGTCTGATGTGACCTTGACCTCAGTCCCGTCAGAAGCCTTGATAGCGAACATCTCCTTCTTGACCTTGTGCTTATATAGATAAGACACTTGGTTGGAACAGACGTGGTCTCCATTAAATGTCGGAGTGAACATCAACATATTCCCTACAAAGATATACTCTTCCCCCTCATTTTCAAAATGCTCGTGTTCTTTGAGGAGAGTGTAATGCTTGTTCCAAAGGTCTTCAATGGAATACACCTTAGGTCTTTGTTTGTATTCATCAACATATACCTTGGTATCTCCGCTTACAGAGTCGGTGTTTGAGTATATCTCAAGACTTGGGTTGCCACTCTCGTCCTTGGGTAAGTCAAGCGTATTGATGTCAAGGGTCTTTGCCCTTTCGGTGGAGATACCAAGCCTCTTATGTAGCTCCTCATCCTTTTGGAATGCCCCCTTGAAGTATGAGGTGATAAGTACAGATGCAATACGTGTCATCTGTCGTCCCTGCATCGTAATCGCTTCATAGAGTGCAGGGCTATACAGCTCAGATGACTGACTACCAAGGACACCCGTAAAGGCATTCATCAGGAGCTTAGCCGATGCTTGTTCTGCATCCAGCACGTCCCTTTGTCTCAGTAGCTCCTTCAGCCGTTCTTCTTTAGACATTGATTAAATCAAATTTATCGTTTCCGAAATAAGGAGATAGGTCTCCTATGGTTTTCTTTTTGCTTTGTAGGTAGATGAACACATCATTGAAGTCCCACTTGCTTCTGTCGGGGATATGGTAGTCACTCCTGAACTTCCTCCATAGGAAGACGTACTCACCATTCTTCAACCCCTTTAGAGACTTGGCTCTACCCGTCTCATCATCATCGTACATAAACCTTCGTTTGAAGAGCTTAGGAGGCGTTCTGCCAGCCCCACTCGTTGCGATGGCATTGGGTATAAGGAGCGCATCAAAAAAGCCTTCTGTGATGGTTACTTCCTTTGATGGGTCTACCTTGGCGATACCGAAGAAATAGGAAAGCTCCTTGAGCGTCTCTAACGTATCCTCGGGAACAGCAAGTCTTATATCAAAGTCCTCACCTTCCTTCATCTTCTTGACAATCTCCTCATACCCCATACTGCGGTACTTCGCTTGTCCTTTCTTAGGAGAAAGAAATCTGTACTGCAATCCTAAGACGTGACCCGTCAAAGTTTGGTTGAGGATGATGATAGCATTGAGCTTCCTTGAATAGAGAAAGTCATCCCAGGAGTACTGCATTCTGTTCGTAAGGTATTCCTTAGCGTGCGGTGGAGCATCATCTATAAGGACGTACCCAAGGTGAGCCATGAGGTGCGTCTTGTGGTAGCAATACCTCTTGACAATCTCATCATCAATGAGGACACCTATCGCCTTACCAGCCTTACGTGCTGTCTCCTTGGAAGTTTTCTTCTTTGCTCTTGGGGCTGACTTGAGTTCCTTGACAAGCTCCTCGTCAAAGTAGACATCACCAGCACTTGAAGCCTCTACAAGGAACTTCTCTAAGGACATATACCTACCGCAGTTATGGCACTTATACATCCCCTCGTGGTCTCCGTGTAGGATGATAGACCCACGCTTCTTAAACTCATTCTTCTTGGAGTCTCCACATAGCGGACAAGCGAAGTTGATTTGGGCTTCACTAACGTTCACTCTCTGCTTTACAGCGGAGGTTGGGAACTTCTTTAGTAGTATATCTTCTACCTTACTAATGAGGGTATCGCTTACTTGCATATGGGCTTTTTGACCTAAATTCTCTTACAAAGGTAATACTATGAAATCATACAAACAAATGAAACGAACAATCACCAAGTATTTGGCGGTTGCACTCTTCGGAGCGTTCGCTCTCGTAGGGTGTGAGACGAAGAAAAACGCTGGCTCTATGGAGTATGGAGGGGGTCAGCAAGAACACATTGAGGTCGTTATAAAGGATAGCGTCATCAATAAGGTACAACTAAGAGAATACATCCTACAAGAGGCTCTTCCAAGCCTCGGTCATTGGAGACCTTCTACCTTTAGTAGAGGGGCTAACGGAGACCTTACTCAGTACTCCTGCGTCCTTGCAGGGAAGGATACTCTGTTCATCTACCGACTGACGACAAGCGAAGATGGCAACTACCATCTATCAAAGAAAATCTCCTACTAATGTATATTTTTTTAATCTAATATGGATAAGCGACTTTTAGGTGGCTATAAGCCATCAGACATCACGAGGGATACCCCACGTTTCTCTATGGGGATAGATGGGCTTCCAACCTCGTTCTCCTGCCAGCGGATAATGCCTCCCATTGAAGACCAAGGCTCAACCCAGCACTGCGTAGCACATTCTTGTTCAGCTATGGTGAACTACCTCATCAACACCGAAAGGAAGACAAGGGGTATTGATTATGGTATTGAGGAAATAGAAATCTACGACCAGCGTAGAGATAGGTCAAGGGATGTAGGTATGAGTCCTAAAGTTGCTTTTGAATATATCAGGACGAGTGGCGTGTATATACAACAGCTTGGAAGGAAATACCAAATAGCGGGATATGGTCTTGTTACTGAACTGAGCGATTTGAAGAACGCCATCGTGATGAATGGACCCGTGCTTTCAGGGCTGTTTGTCAAATCTATGTCTCGTGATGACTTTTGGAATGGCAGTGGAGATTATGGTGGTCACGCCATCTGCATTGTAGGATATAACGACAAGACGCAAAGCCTTCTTCTCAGAAACTCGTGGGGGACAAGCTATGGTACAATGGGATACTATACGCTCTCCTATCAAGATTGGGAGAATGAAGCGATTGAGACTTGGACGATTTACTAAAAGAGAAGAGGGGAGGCTTAACCGCTTCCCCTCTTTCTTTACTACCTATCTATGTAGTTGTATGGTGCTCGATATACCTCGGGATACTCACTCAGTGGGTATGGAGGCTTTGGATACTTAGCTACAATCTTATACTTAATAGGCTCAAAGATGGCTTCAAAATACAGATAGAAGAACACAACATCTTCGTAGGTATTGTACTTGTCCGCAATCTGTTTGAGCGTCATATTGCCATCCTTTATAATGTCGTACAGCTCTTGGCTATGCTTAATCAGCCTACCAGCGGCTACTCTTCGGTAGTGCGTAATAGCTCCATCTATTCCAACCTCCTTGATGAAATCGCTATCGTAGTGACTAACCTTCTTCTTATCTCCTTCCATTTAATATAGCACTTATAAAATTACACTTCCTTCGCTTTCTCGTTGGCGACATTAAAATACCCTCTCATCAAATCCACGAGATGCTCCTTCTCCTCCTTCGGTAGGTCAAGCTCATCAATGTACTTGTAGCTAACCTCTTCAAGTGACGAGATAGGCATCTCTTCCTCAATAGGCAACCCTTCCTCGGTCATCTTCAAGCCCTTCTCAATGGAGAACTTCACATCCTTATAGGTAGACCTATCAAGCAAGGCGAGAAGCTCGTACGGCTCAATGTCCCCTGCCTTGTCCCTTGGTACGATAATATCCGTGTAGTTGTTCGTGATATACGACTTAAACTCCGAGAGCGTCATCGTAAGGAGCGACTGCAAGGTCAAGGCTTGGAAGATGGGCGAGTACCTATTAGGAATGAACTCAAGCGTGTCGTCCTCCACGTTAAGGATATAAACGCCTTTCAAGTCTCCAGCGTCAGACCTTCTCAGGTGGTACGGGCTACCGATATAGATGAACTTACCCAGCTCCTGACGCTTATGGATATGTCCTGAGAAGATACGCTTAGCACGTGAGGCTGTCGTAACTGCGCCATCCTTGATAGGCTTCCCTGAGTCAAAGATAGCACCAAGGACTTCCGTATGAAGGAAGATATAGTCAGCTTCTGAGTTGCTTACCGCTTCGGTCTCCTTTGAGTAGATACCCGTATATGGGATGAAGTGAGTCATAAACCCACGTCCGCTCTCCGTCTTGAAGTGAACAATTGAGTTAGCATCTATGACGCAAACGTTTGGGATGCCTCTTACGATGACAAGGGAGTTGAGCGAGCTGTCGCTTCGTCTTGACATATCGTGATTGCCTGCCATTACATACACGGGGGCTATCTCAGCTATCTGACGGATAATCCCCGAGGCGGCATTCATCGTGTCAATGTTGATGGACTGACGATTGTCAAACAAATCACCAAGGATGCAGACTGCGATACCTTCATTAGCCTTACTCTTAACGAGAGGGATGAAGAAGTTGGTGAAATAGGAAGACATATTGTCAAGCCATTCCGCACTATCGTTACGGACACCAAAGTGGATGTCGCTTACAAGGATGAGCTTATTCAGATACTCAAAAGGTTGAGTTGCACTCATTTCTGTTTTTAGTTTGTTAGTGACAGCACCACGATTAGGTCTTACATATTGAACACCGAGATTGGTGCTTCTACATCTTCCCTCCTCTTGATGCCGAGTTGATGGATTTCTTCTACGAGAGAGTGACGCTCTTGTAGCGTTAGGATTTCATTGCAAAGTCTCTCAAACTCTATATCAAAGAACGTGCCAAACCCAAGGACAATGTCGTATATAGTATAACCTTCTGACGTACCAATTAGCTTTGTGTAGAAGTACTCAAACATATCTCGGTACGGCTGAGAAGACCTATTGGTGAATACAACCCTGATAAGATACTCTTCGTCCGATTGGTCTTCTTGAAACCAAGGACTACCTTCGTATATATCTCGGATAGCAACAGCCAAAGCCCTCTTCTCCAAGTTGCCTACTATATCATCCGTTGTAGCATCCTGATACCAATCCGATACAGATGGGTCAAGACGTGGCTTATTCTTTAGCTGAGATTTGACATACTCTGCTCCGTTATTATATGAGCTTTCAAATACGGGATTGACTCCCCCTCTCTTTTCCGTGAGGTTTACAATGCGTTCTCCTCTGACTTCTTCCTCTTGCATATATAATTGTCGTAGTATACGATGCAGAGAGAGGGGGTCTCAATTCCGTTACGTATTAAGGGTTCTCGTTGTTCTTCTTGAACTCTTCAAACGTTGGGAGTGGCTTCTCCAGCTTTGCTCCGAGTGTCTGCTGAACCATATGCACAGCGGACATCATTGTATCGTACCCAACCTTCTCTTCCTCTACGTTATTATAGATTGGAGCTTTCTCCTCTACTTGTGGAGCTTGTTGTTTAGGCTCTACTCTTGAGGGGTACGCTAACTTAGAAGGCTTGCTCGCTGTGTACTTCGGCTTAGCCGTGTACTTAGGCGTTGGAGGCTCTTGCGGAGCTGTCGCAGGCGGAGCTGGAGCGGGCGGTGCAGGTGGAGGTGGTGGTGGCGTTGGAGCTACCTGAGTAGGCTGTGGTGTCGGTTGTGACGCTCCCATACCTATCGGCTGTATGCCAAGCCCCCTATCAAGCATTTCAAGTGGGTCGCCAAGAGCTTCAAAGCCTCCTGAGTAGTTGGGGTTGAGAGGGTCATCTGAACCTCGTCCTCCACTCGTGGTGAAGTCTGTCATCCTCGGTTGTGGCGTTGCACTCCCCATCCCCATTGGCTGTATCCGATGTACGCTTTCTTCACTCTCAGTCACCTCGGGCTGTTGTGGCTGTTGTGCAGGAGGTGCGTCATCTGAATCAATGAACATTGGTGCAGATGTTGTATGAGAGATTAGGTTGGGCTGTTGCCTTGGAGCATCCGTTTGCACACCCGTCACGCCAAACTTCTGCATCGTCTTGGGGTCGTTGTAGTCGGAGAGTGTAGACCCTGCGACCTCCTCAAGTTTCTTGAAGAACTCACCCTTGTTCTGATGACCATAGAAGTTACCTTGCAGATTTCGCTGAGGTCCATTGCTACTTGCTTCGTTGTTGTAGAACGAGCGTTGCTTTTCTCCTTCCGAAGGGTCAAAGTAACCACCAGGACTTAGGTCTTCGGTAGCACGCATATAGTCCTTCTCAAGGATGAACCTCTGCTTGGTATTCATACCACCAGCACGGGAGAGAAGACACTTGAGGTACATCTCGTTGTTGGCATCCATTGCAGGGGACTTGATGATACCGAACATCATATCAAGCGTTGCGTTGAGTGCCGAAGACTCAGATACGTCCGTAGCTGAAATCTCTTCCGTGTCCGTCTGAGAGCGAGTGGTCTGAGTAGCCGTTACGATACACCAATCATTCTCTTTGGCGATACGTCTTAGTCCCTCTGAGATATTCTTAATCTTCGTATAGGAGTTGTCATTCTTGCTACCCTTCTCGTCTGACATCAGGTTGATATAGTCAAGGAAGATAACCTTGAACTTAAACGGCTTACCTGGCTTACTCAACGCACGTTCCGTGGAGATAAGGTACGAAGCAAGTTCGCTTACCGATAGCTTTGACGTAGGGAAGTCTTGAACGATAAGTCTCCCATTTCGGAAGTTGGAAGCCTGCATAGCCTTCAGCTTGAAGCCTACCACACCACTCTCCTCAGCCGATTGATACTGACTGATATTGATGGATAGGAGGTTACTGCCGATACGGCTCATACACATCGTTCGTGCAAGCTCCAAAGAAACGAGGCAGGTATCCACCCCAGCACGGACTGCCGAGGCAAGGAGGTTGTACATCGTATAGGTCTTACCTGACTTAGGTGCGCCCATGACGCACCAAAGAGAGCCCTTCCAATAACCACCATTAGAACACTTGTCAAGGAACGTGATGCCCGTAGAGGTGCGTTCAAGTTCGTCCTGCTTATGGTGCTCGGGGTTGTAGAAGTCAAGACCTATATCAGCCTTAGCCATTACGGGAAGTGTTGCCTCCCTCAGCTTATCCTGAATATCCCCGACAACAGCTACGGGGTCTTTGTGCTTGTACATACCATCTCGGAAAGCCGAGGTGGCACTAAGGAGAGCTTTCTCAATAGTAACCTTCTTGACACGTTCGTCAATCTGTTCATCAAGCCATTTGTTCTCCTCTTGTTCTGCGGACTTTTTGAAGGACTCCTCATACAAGAGGTCTACGAATGGGTCTGTAATGTCTTCCTTGCTTTCGCTCTCTATGCCAAGAATACCCTTGGTCTGAAGTGTATTGACAATCCCTGACAACTTTTTCGGGTCAGGCATATCCTTGTACCTTTCCGCATAGAGAGAGATACTCTTGAAACACTTTCTGAGACGCTCATCCTCAAAGATGTCTTCGGAAAATAAGCGAATAGTAGTTTCATCCCGAGTAACTCGGAGAAACATAAGTCTCTCCAAGTTGCTCGGCATATCTTGTATCGTTGATTTTAAGTCTATCACGATGATGCCGTTGTTTTAGGATTGTAGTTCTACCCTGCAATATCGTGCCTCTTGTGGAGGTCTACGATAATCGCATTGAGCTTATCCAGCTCAGTCTCGGAAAGATAGTCGCCAACCTTTTCCTTGTCTTTGACGAATCTAAGCGCAACCATAAGGAGCGTGTAGATACATCGGTACATCTCACTTGAGCGAAGCATTCCCTTCAACTCTTCGTTGTTGATGTAGTTGTAGTTAATATCCGAACGATAGGAGTATTGGTCTTGTGGTCTCAGGAGACGTGGCTCAATCTTATTTTCCTTCAAGACCTGCATATCAAGTCCTCTGAAATAGACCAAGGCGACTTCCCCTACACGTCTGATATAATCCCCTGCATACTGCGCTCGCACCCATTCAAGGTCTCCCTTCGCCATTCCTTCCGTATAAGCTCGTGTGAAGTCGCTTAGAATGAAATAGTATGCCTTGAAGAGTGTAGACCTACGTGGGCGAATCTGATGCACAGAGGAGTTCAACGAGAGCTTCTTCCAGCTGTTAGGCATGCACTCGTACGTGTTAGAGATAAAGCGGAAGTAGATAGCATCAGGCATATCCGAGATATATTCCCTATTTGCCAAATCTGCCATGCTACTGAGTTCGTGAATAGAGTAGTCCTTTCTCAGGAGGAACGTCTCGGAGACATTCTTAACAATGGACTCAAATCCTTCCTCTGACTGAATGTCGTTAATACTACCATCTTCCTTTACAACGGCAGAGCGGGTGATGACAAACTCGTAGCCTTTTGTGTGCATTTCCTTGTAGGAGACTCCGTATGGTGCGTAGTTCCCTGATGTCGGTAGGTAGGAGATTTCAAGACAAAGGATAGAGTTATCCTTAATCTTCATTGCCTTGAAGATGCCATTGACATACATTCGGAGCTTGTCGCACGCTTCGCTGAGGTCTCGGTTGATAGAGAACTCAATCGCACCATATCTCTTCTTGCGTGTCACGATAGTATCGTAGTCGTTCATCCACTGCGAGGTGAAGAAAATCTTAGTGTCCTTGGATACATATACGCATACCGAAGGAAGGTCAATTCTCTCCTGCACGAGGATGCCGTCTGCATGTTCAAGAGCAATCTCTTCTACTGACTGCTGTACTTTCGCTTTTTTCGCTAACAGCCTTACGGCTTCTTTTGTAATACTCATTCTTATATATAGTGTGTGTTCGTTTAGAACATATCAAAGATACTGACAAACGTTTCAGCCTGAGGGGCAGTCTTCTTCTGCACTCTTTCCTCATCTTCCACTTCGTACTCTACCCCGATTAGGTCTTCATCTTCATCACCGCAAAACACGCTGTAAGCCTGACCATCAAGTGAATAGGAATAGTCAAGACCAATCCTACGGCTCTTCTTGATAGCCATATACCTATCACCTTCGGAAAAGTAGCTTGAAAGAACATTGAGAGGGTAGGTGATGTTTGCAATATCCAAGAACTTCTTTTTCAGTTCGGAAATTTTATTTACCGAAGAAGGCTTGTTCGTTTCTTCAAGGGCAGAGATGCTCGCTGTGATACATTTGTCTGCCTCTTGTTCTTCTGCGTTAAACACTCGGATTAGCGCAAAGGTCTTTCTTCCCAACGCCTTGTCTTCCTGAGTCTCGTAGTACTGAACGATGTAATACCCTTCGGTCTTGTTCTCACGAATGTTACGCAGGAACGGGCGATAAGTCTTCATCCAATGCTTCCCCATCTCCCCGTGCATATTGCTATCAAGGGTGATGTTCACATCTCCCTTCTCGTCCTTTCTTACGATGGCATAGGGTAGGTTAATCTGAGTGAAATCAAATGAAGAGATAGGAGCTACTACGCACTCTTTATCTCCACTCTCAAGAGCCTGAAGACGCAGACGAATAGTATTCCGTTCGTGTGATGTCAATGTACTCATTATAATATATCGTTTATATCTTTTTTCTTTACTCGTGAGGTCTGCTTCGTAACACGCTCTTCATGCTCCTTGTACTCTTCGTACTCTCGGAGAGCAATCTGCTTCGTGTATTCGTTAGACAACGCATATTGTATCGTCTTACACTCTACTCCTGCAAACCTGCTCAAAGGTAGTAAATCTTCCGCAGGTATACAAAATATGTCCGAAAAAAGTTCTGTCTCCAGCTTCTTCCTTCCTTTAACATATACTGCCTGAGGAACTTTGTTTGCCTTGATATTTTCAAGGAAAGAACACCACACATAGAACATTTGTCGTGGTGAACAGCCCGTCTTTTGGATGGTATCGGCTTGTAAAGGATATTGGATAGACATAATACGATTGACCATAAAGGCATTCTTAGAAAGGGTCTCCTCTCTAAGGTTTTTAACCATAGCCCTATTCTCATAAAGGAGCTTCACCAAGTCGTATGGTGACATCTTGCTCTCTTCTAATGGAGCGTCCTTAATCTGTTCCTCTTTTTCTTTACTCGCCATTTTGCGGAATCAAAAGTTTGTCCTACCTTTGTGATGACAAAGTTAGCAATTCTATTTCAAACAGCAAAATGTATAACTCGCTATGAATAGGTAAAAGAAACGTATGGCAAGAAAGAAATCAACAGAGGGCGGTGGAAGCTCTCTTGACCTCTTGGGAGTAATCGCAAGTGCAGACAGCTCACTTGAAATTCTCACCAAGAGTCAGGTAGGTAAGATACGAGAGTATATACCTACGGGTCACTACACGTTAAATGCGTCACTGAGTGGTTCTCTCTTTGGGGGTATTCCTTCGGGACGTATCGTGGAGTTTGCAGGTGAAAAGGGAACGGGTAAGTCCTATCTGTGTATGGATTGTATGCGTGAAGCTCAGAAGATGGGATACACTTGTCTCCTCTTTGATAGCGAGAACTCATATGATGTTTCAAGTCTTGACCGATTTGGCATTGACACAGATAAGCTAATCCTGAAGCAGACGAATAGTATTGAGGAGATTGGTGGTCTCATCTCTAAGCTGACGACCAACCTGAAGGCTCAGTACGAAAAACAGCTTGCTTCCGACCCCGACACCGAGAAACCAAGACTTATGATTGTCATTGATAGCTTCGGTGCGCTCACCACGACATCGGGTATTGACCAAGTGGCAAGCGGTGAGGCTGGTAAGCTGAACCTGACGAAGCAGAAGTACATGGCTCAGGTCTTCCGTGCTATCACGACTCCATTAGGTCAGTTGGATATACCGATGATTGTTACCAACCACGTCTATGTAGACCAAGGGTCTTATGTTCCTACTGCAAAAGCCGCAGGTGGTGAAGCCCTGAACTACAACGCCTCAATCATTATGATGCTCTCAAAGGCTAAACTTGATGGTAAGGATGCTATCAGCGATAAGCTGAAGCAGGAGAGCGAAGACCTCGGTATTGAAATCCAATCATCAGGTTGTATCGTAACGTGTAACCCCACCAAGACGAGATTTGCAAAGCCTATCAAGTCTAAGTTCTACATCTCCTTCTTTACCAAGAACAACCCTTATATCGGTCTTGAGAAGTTCCTTACTTGGGACAACGTTGGGATTGAACGAGGAAAAATCCTTGAGAAGAGAGAATACGAGAAGTTGTCTGACGCAGACAAGGCGAAGTGCAGGAAGTTTGATGCACTAAAGGATAAGGATACGGGAGAAACAGCTGAAAAGTACTTCCAACCCAAGGAGACCGCACGAGGCTATGTCGTGAAGCACCTTGGTATATCCGTCCCAGCAAACAAGATTTTCTGCAAGTCGGTCTTCACGGACGATATTCTTGAACTCCTTGATGAAAAGGTTATCCGACCCAACTACGAACTGCCGTCCAAGGCGGAGATGATGATGGAAGAGGATATTGACCTGAGTGAAGGAGATAGTATCAAGAGTGCGTTTGACTTCTCAATAGACCTCTAATGAAAGACAAGGGCTACGATTACTGCTAAAGGTATAACATTAAGTATTATTAACTAAGTGTGATAGCAATAGGGAACAGCAGGTTCGTAGCCCTTTCTTTTTATCAAAATATCAAAGTATGGATTCACTAACAACTTGGTTCGCAGTATCACTTTTGCTTGTGATTTTATGGTCAATCGCTCTGTATAGGGTTGCCATATCACGAAATCCGAATGTAGCATACATTGCATTCTTCCTGCTACTACTCGGATTCGCAATTATAAGTTCACTCCTATCGGTATTGATTAGTATTATCTCATTCTTGCTCTAAGTTTGGTGTACTATAATATAGAAATTAGGTAAATAGATATACCTAAGAATATATATTATTAGTACTAATAGAACTTATGAGCAAGAAAAAGTCACAAGTAATCGTAAGAAGTCAGCCAGGTGCTACGGGTCTTTCTAAGGACGACCCACACTACAACGACCCCTCAGCCTTTGCCGAACCCGTAGAAGCAGAGGACATCAAGGTCATCCAGCTTCACCCTGACGAACGTAAGCGTCTCCTGAAGGAAGGTACTACGTCCGTTTATACGCAGGGTTTCCAATTCATTCAGTTCCCTAACGGCAGTCTTGGTTACAAGGCTACGTTTGAAGATGGTACTGAAAAGTACTTCAGCCTGATGATTGGTAATGGTAAGTCAAAGGAAATCAAGCTCGTTGATAAGACCTTCGTTTGGTACGATAGTCTGATGGACAAGCTCGAAGTCTTCCTTATCGGTGAAAAGGATAGAGCCTACAATACCTCTAAGGTAGATAAGGTTCACATGGCTATGTTCCTCGCAGGTTCAGTCCTCGCAGGTCTTGCTGTTGCTGGTATTGCTTGGCTACTACGCTAAGGGTTTAACTAATTAAGAGTGTCACCCGAGGTGTTCTTTATGTTCATCTCGGGTGTACTTTTTTACAACGAAATAAAAGAAAGAAAAAGATTATGGAAGAAATTAAGAACTCAGACTACGTAAAGTCGTTTGACATCAATATCGCTAAGCTGTTTGTCCCATCCATCGGTGACGTGGCTAACATCATGCCAACAGAAAAGGACGATAAGAACATCTCGCCCTATATCGTAGGTGGCGGTGAGTATCTCGTACGATGCTTCACGAGAGCCATCGGTGCAGACATTGTCGCACGTCAGGGTGTTAGGGTTCGCATTCAGCTCGTGCTTGGTCTCTACAACGTCAAGCTCACGCAGGAAGCTCTTGACGCTGTTCTACAAGCTACTAAAGACTATGGTCTGAATAGCTTTGAGGAAAGGGTAGCACAGCTAATATGGAACAACAGAAAGGATTAGTAGGACTACCTACCGATAAAAAGAGAACCGCCTTGGGTACTATGAAGTATCTCAAGGCGGTTCTTTCGTTTGGGATGATTTCTATTAGGACTCGCTTCGTTCTATCTTAATCTTTAGGGATAGTAGCGTTTGATACAAGCTGTGTATCTCGGTGGACTTCTTAATGTTGCTCATACACTTCCTAATCCTTGGGACGTAGTCTTGTGCTGAGGCGTACTTAGCTCCGTTCTTGTTACGGAAACCACTACTAAGAAGTTGTTCCACGCTCCTGCCGTTCATGTAGTTGTACTTGACAAGTTTGATGTACGGCTCGATAGAATCATCGGGGTGTTTGTATCTGAATGCGCTCTTGCCATTGTCAAAGCATCCGACAGAGAATGCCGAGTTAGTACGCTTTGGTCTGCCCATTGTAGCGAAGTGACCTTCAATATGACATTGGGCGAGCAGTAGGGTAATATCAAACTCCTCAGAGATAGACTTTGATACGATTGCTTTTCCCGTCATTCTACTTGACTTAGAGGTTGAGGCGATATATTCGTCTACCTCTTTAATCAGCCTATCCTTGGTGTCTTTGTACTCGTTCTTGAGCTTGACTTTGACGGATGCGGTATCCATCTCCATCTTCATCTCTGAAGCTCTCACGAAACTTGACTTAGGAAAGGCTAATGAGAAAAACAATACGGACGCAAATACAAACTTCTTTTTAATAGACATCGTTTATATACGTTTATATTAAATTGGCAAACCGAAATGGTTTGACCCCACCGAGCCGAACTCTTTGTGAGACCAAAGGAGAAATCCTAAGTTTTTAACGTTTAGGTTTTCCCATAACGGCATTGCCTCTTCGGTCATCTTGAACCCGCCAAGGGAGGCGTTGAATAGTCCAAGAAGGGGAGTAACGTAGGGGAGGGCAGTGATGCCTTTGGATGCTAAAGAAACAAACTCTCCTACGGGCTTATACCTATCTGCCTCCGTTGGTCTGTACAATGAAGACAGCTTCTCTGAGACGAGAGGTAAAAGCGTATTGTCAAGAGCACCGAGAACTGAACCAACGGGATTGCTCTGATTGACTTTGATTAGGGAGACTATATTAGGGTCTCCTTTTATTATACTCTTAGGCGTGATGAACATATACATCCCTCCTGCCTTGAGTGAGAATTTAGACGCTACACCACTTGTGAGTGCCTTGTAGCTTGCCTCGTATGCCTTCGTTAGTCCCGACATAGCGATGTCTGATGCAGATGAAACTCCTCCTATAACAGATAGTGCGTGTTCGTAGGGGCTGTTGGTGAGGGATGGGAGCTTGATACTTCCAAGTGCTTTGCGTATAGAAGCAGCGAATGACGTTACAGCCTTCATCAGCTTAGCAACAATCTCATTCTCATTCTCAGCTTGAATGCGGCTTATCAGAGACGCTTTCTTCACCAAGGTGGAAGAGATGTTCGTATATTTCGTTTCAAGCTCTTGTAGGAGCTTATTTGCCTCCTCAGTGCGTCTCGTGACATTCTGTTCTACTAAGAGCGTAGCTTTCATATCAAGAGCCTTGAGTGTCTCCGTTGCTGTATCCGTGAGGTGCGAAATCGTTTTATCCAGCTCTTGATTGAGCTTGGTCTTCGTTTCCATAATCTCGTTTACAGCTCCGTCAATAGCCGTGCTGACGTATCCCTTCATATAAGAGCTTGCAGTCTCCTTAGCGTGCTTCATAGCGCACTCGGCAGAGCATACTCCATCAAGGATAATATCAGACTTCTTGCCACACACAATACACTCACCTTGCAGTGGAGACGAGAAGCGTCCCCATATCGTTCCAAGGTCAAGAGGATTCTCAAGAATGGAAGATACAAGTGCACCTTCCGTCATACTCCAAAGAGAGGAAGCAATAGTCCTGGGATTGAGGTCTTGTTTCTTCTCGTTGATTAGTCGGATGGCTTCGTTCTTGTATTGTTCAATCTTCTCTTTAAGCATAGCTACTCAAACAACCCTTCGTTGATGGCGGGCATCCCAAACAGCCTGATAGTGTCGTTGATAAACGGCAAGACAAGCACCTTAAACATCTTTCCATAATCAGGCTCGGGGGCTACTTCAATAGGTAAACATCCAGCAGGGTATCCGTAGATAGGATATTCATCGTTGGTGGTATAGTAGTACCTAATAGCCTCATCACCTTGTATGAGCTTGTATTTATTGCGTAGTGTCGTATCCCTTCGGATGGACAGGTTGTAATACCCTGATGCCTTCGTTTGAGGCATAGCACCCATAGGGAACTTAACGACACCGAGAGATGGCTTTACCGAGACACCCTTGAGAACATCACCTACATTAACAAGGGTAGAGACATCATCAATACTACCGCAATGGAAAGCAGAGTAAATCTCCATCACCTTTTCTCCCATATTGATAGGGTTAAGGTCGTTGTCCCTTACTGCATTAAACACCCACTTGAGGAAGTCTTTCATCAGCTCTCTCGTGAACTCAGACTGAGTGGTAGAAATAGTAGGGATACCCGTAGACTTATCCTTTTTATCGGTGATGACTGCATACTTGTTCTTTGCATAGATAAGCATATCTTCTGCAATATCATCTACCTTCAGGTTAAGCAGATTACCTTGGCATCCCATTCCCTTGGCATATACATCAAGGTAGTTCATCAGATACGGCTGAATGCCGTGCTCATCCAAGGCTTCAAGGAATGGTATCATATCCTTATTGGGAATACCGAAGTATCTTGCTATGATGCCAAGAGCGTTGAAGGAAGAGTTATGGACAAGGACGTTGTTAGCGAAGAAACAATGCGTTCCTTCTACTTCTATATCGTAGACATCCTCTTCCACCTCTCCGAGGCTGATGACCTCGTCTATATCAACAAGCTCAAACTTGCTGAACTCGTTGCAGATAAGTCCTTCTTCAATTTCGTCTTGCATAATCGCTTTTAGGTTTATGCGGAGTGTGATTACTCCATAGTGATGTTGCAAAGATACGAACATTCTCCTTTACAAGCAAACGCCCCTACACCGCAATGGGTATAGGAGCGTCCTTATATTCGTTAGTTACCATCTGCCTTTAGGGCATCCGTAGATAGACTTACCTTCTTCGTCCTCTAAGTACTTAGCGGAGCATTTGCTGGGTAAAAAGCAATGACATATACCACACGTCATTCCCTTCCTATCAGGGCAGGATGAGCAGACGTTCAAACGTCTCCTCATCTGCACCTTGTTCTTCCCAAGGAAGTAGTTATAAAACCCTGATAGGATTAGCCTTGGTCGTATCTTCATTACTCAAATAGTCTCAGAGGTATTTCGTAGAATGAGTCAAAGAGAACTTCGTCAAGTACGGCTTGTCGTTCCTTCTCCCTGAGTTGCTCAAACCTTTCAAGAACATCCATATTTGAAGGATTATCCATATAGACACGTTCTGCGAACCTCCAATGGTTTACCCTCTTCCACAGCTCTGCATTCGTTCTTCCTTCAATGTCTCTTATACCAACACTATACGAACGTGTGATAGACTTAGAAGGCTTTGGAATATACACTGAACCCGAAGGCTTTGCGGTACTTGTCATATTGAATAGAACACTACCGATGGTATTCCTTTCAAGTGAAGCGTAGTTCACTGAGAACTGCGTCCTCGTCTTGTATGTAGCACTCAGCCTATTTGGAACACTATTCAGGGCGTTCTCCCTCGTCTCGGATGCCATAGTGAGACCATACTCAAAAGTCAGTGGGTAGAAGTACTCAAAGGTATCAAGGTGGTATGGGCTATAAACGTGAGCCGAGTTGGTATATACTTCCGAGTCGAAGTTGTCGCTCGTCCTTACGTCACCCATCACCTTACCGCCAACAGCCTTGATGAAGTTATTGACGTTGAAGCCACTGAGAGCCTTTCTCGTACCAAGCCAATTCATTCTCTCCCCGAGCGTCCTATGTATCATAGGTACATTCAGACCACCGAAGTCAAGAGACGCATAACCACGAGCACCACGAGGGTCTTCAAAGGTAAGCGGAATAGAACACATTGAGTTCTCAATCAGCTCTACGATATTCATATCCTCAACCCTCTTTCTCTTTTCTGAGATAATGGAGTCTTCAAACATCGCATTCATCTCCATAGCGTCCTCGTAGTACCCATACTTGTCAATGTACCTTACCATCGTATCGCCATTCATATAGAGTGGCACAACGAATGAAGGAATGGTCTTCCAAGCATCAACAGCGGAGATATTGTCACCCTTCTTACCAAGGAGGTTAGCAACATAGTTGAACTGAGTTGCTACATCTTCCTTGTGGATAATGGAAGTATCAAGCGTCTGAAGCTCTACCACTGCATTCGTCACAAGCATATTGTAGGAAAGGGCTGGACCTCCCGAGAAATACGTTGCTGTAGTAGGCGAAGCGTATATCCTATCAATCACGTTAGGTATCTGACCTCTATCAAGTCTCTTGCTGATATAGTCCGTATATTCTTCGTTGGTCTTATACTCAGCAGGTCTTATCTTCTTGAGAGGCTCGTGCCTATACAGCTTCTTGTTATATGCAACACTCTCATCCTCAGACACTTGGTTCATAGAGAAGGTGAAGATACCGAGTTCACTTGGGGAGAACCACTTTTGGTAGAAACCACCAGCACTACCTTCTTCCTTACCTATACCGATAATATCGTGATACTGCATCAGGTTGATTTCACCTTCCGTAAGTCTATACGAAGCGTCCTGAGCACCCTCAATGTTCACGCTTGATAGTGGTGGCGATACTCTTCTGTGGAAGATGTTAAGGGGTATCTTACCGAACGTAAGGGGCTTCAGACCACCTCTGTTTGCAGGGCTACGACCATTAGTAACATCTCCACTCTTAACGTCAGAAGTGTCTACGCCCCAAGGCTCTACTACACCCAGCTCAAGGAATCTGTCGTGGTAAGATAGACCATATCTTTGGTTCGTCTTTTTAAGCGACAACGTTCCATTCGCCTTTGTGTAGATTTCATTAACACTACGATAGGGAAGAAGCGAGCCATACGTGTTGTGCGAGAGAAGCGTATTATCACTCTCCGAAGCACCTGCCGTATAAGCGTTAGGTATGGTAGAGTCAAAGATGGTAGACTTGTTGTAGTTGTACCAAGGGAAAGAAGGCTCTGCTGTACGTGAGTATCTCGTCTCGTTGGTAGCCTTAACAGCCTCCGTGAAGTCCTTACCATACCCAACATTCTTAAAGGGCATATCATTGTAATCCACGGACGATACATTCTTCACCTTGTCGGTAGTCATATAGTCGTATATGGATGTTGAGTAAACCCTAAGTCTGAGCGTCACCTTATCTCCGTCCTTGATGAAGATGCCACTTTTAGACTCATCATACTTGATAGGACGTGGTGATATATTACTATTAGCGGTATTCGTCTCAAAGAGAATTTCCTTCTTCTGCTCTTCCGTAAGATTGACCCCTGCGATAGTAACACCTCTTACCGAAACGTCTCCTATACCGCCACTACCGACTTGGATACGTCTGATATACTCACCAAACTTCTTAGCTCTACTTTCCTCTACGTCAGACTGCATCCCGTTGGTCTTGATGTTCTTGACAAGCCTTATCTTCTGACGTTCGTCAAGCTCAGGGGCATTCTGATACTTCAGGAAGTCGCTATAAGAGATGTCCTTGTTCACCTTGTTGCCGACACGTTGCAAGCCAAGCACACCGCCCTTGCCAAGGTTCTTGGTAGCGGAGAAGAATGCTGGATGCTCTTCAAGGGGAACGGGGAACATATCTACATATACTCTTGAGAACATAAACCTTGCAAGGTAGCTTGCATAGAATGTATTTGCAAACTCTATCGTATCAAGGATACCAGCCTTCACCATAGCATTTCCATCGTAAGCATGCAGATGCTCAATGTAGCAATGACTACCCGTATATACATCCCTCAGCCTTGGCTTAGTCATAGACTCCCCGAGGTGGTTTTGAAGGAGGGTATAATCAGCGTCTGTAGCCTTCTGTGCGGGAATATCGTTTCTCGTCAGCCAAGCACCGAACATCGAGTTGCCAATACCAAGGGCATTCACCTTGTCATTCTTGAGCGTCTTGTTCACGTTCTCATCACCAGCAAAGACACTTGCGTAGTTCTTCAGATAGTCTCTGATATGCTCCAGCTTCTTCCTCGTGTTAAACCCTTCACCTCGGTAGGTGACATCAATAAGAATGTCAATACCATAGATAGTTGATTCCACCTTAGGAGCATCCGTCCTCTTCACGGAGGTAGGCTTAACGCCCTTGAGCTTGTACCTATTTCTGATGCTCTCTACGCTATTAGCAAACCCATCCTTTTTGGACTGAGTTAGAGCGGCTGGTGCAGTGATTTCAGTAGGTGTAGCCCAAAGCTCATTCATATAGTCTTCCTTGATAGTAGCCCAAGTAAAGACATCGTACTTCTCTCTTGATAATAAAGTGCCAAACTTCGTAGCCTCATTATTCCCAGGATATAGGAATATGGGCTTAATAGAGTGTGGATCATAAAGCATACCACCACTGATATTGACACCCGAGACCACAGCACCTGAGAGTTGCTCTCCCTTGAGGTCTGATAGCGATGAACACGTACCAAACATCATCAGAGGATTGAGCTTGTCCGTACCACCACTTCCTACGAGATGCTTGACGCTATATGGATTCCAAAGCGTCTCCATCTCACGAGCGTACATCTTACCCCCATAAGCCTCTACACCTGCATGGGAGTGATTGCTCTTGAATGGTGCAGAGAACATCCAAGGTGAATGTTGCTTGACACCATCAACAGCACCAGCCTTAAAGGCAGTCATATCAGCGGACGTGCCACCTGAGATAGATGGTGAGTTGAGGAAGTCTGTATGCGATGAAGCCTTCTTCGTATGAAGAGTAAACGCAGATGCTTTGATAATCCTACCACTCTCCTTCGTATAATCCATCAGGTTGATACCACTTGCCTTCTGCCTTGGAGAGAATGCGTAGTAATCGTGTCTCCTACCATTGTTCGCATCAAAATGGAACTGAGCAAAGTTATGCGTACCCGTATATCTCTCGTCCTTAGGATTGAACCCATAGAAGAAGCAGTCATTAGGAACGTCAATACCTCTAAGAGTAGAACGCTTGACATCATTCTTCGCTATACCATCAAGAAGGAGATGAGCACCAAGAGACCTTACGGCTTGTAGCGGAGCTGAGGTCTCCCCGTAAGTATCAAGAAGGAAGTTACCATCCTTGCCAAGGGAATCCGTCTTAGTACCATAAGCAGGGTAAAGTGGGTATCCAGCGTTGGGTTGCACATAAGGGTTGGTGCTGAGAGCCTTCACCTTGGGGTCTACCGATAGCCACATCATAGGACTACCCGTACCTCTATCAAGAGAGACTGCACGCTGAGCGAACTCTTCAAGCACATTGACCATCTCCTTGTAGACCTTATTCAAAGCACCACCCTTAGTCAAATCCATATCACGCATCTTGGTGATATTGGTGAAGGTGTTACTTGGAAGGTCGGTCTTCGCCATACATTCATTAAAGAATGCTCTCGCTATATCATCAATGAAAGGAACTCTGTCGCTACCTCCCTTAGTCTTGATAACTCGCTCTACTTCCTTACCCCATCGGTGTTCAAGGTAAAGGACATAAAGGACATTCAGTCTCCATACAGCGTGCAGGGTATCTCTACCATTTGCGTTAGATGCAGTCGTATGATACCTACTTGACGTAATGCCATTGTACTGTTCATAAGGAGAGTACTTACAGAATAGGTCAGTGAAGATAGCCGCATTCTTGTTCTGTGGAGAAAGACGTGCATAATGGAGAAGATAGTTACCTCTATGGTCTTTGACTGAGCGTGCGTTATTAGCCTTCACGTCATTGTAAAGGTCATTGCCCAAGTTCTCCTGCGTTGTCCATCGCTCAAGGTTCTGAACATCCCATCCGTACTTAACGAATGGTACAGATACGGAATTGATGGGCTTTGGATTGACGTGAGACCATATGGTAGCGTTATCTACATCAGCCGTCTTATTCAAAGCACTGATGAGCATATACTCACCGATAGTATCAGAATACCCCTTCCTCTTATACGAAGGAATAAGGAGAGGTGTCTTCCTACCATACGTACGTGAGTAGATTTCATACAAGCTGTTCTCGCCATTCCTGAGGGACAGCTCTACGGGAACATTGTTAGCCGTCTTCCATCTGAATGTATCTCCATATTCAATAGCACTATGCAGAAGTGAGTTGAATACAAATGGAGTGAAGTCAAGAGACCCGTCATCCTTATATGAATAAGGCTGACTTAGGAATATCTGCTTGTTGATGACGACCTCATTCTCCTTGAAGAACTTCACCACATTCTCGTCATTAAGAAGGTCATTATACGTTGCCGTCTTATAGTAACTCTGATTAGAGATACTGAATGCACGTTCGTGGTTCTTCCCTTCGTATGTGGCGTGCGTGACAAGGGAAGGAGTTAGATACATAGCATTCCCCGAAAGAGGAAGGCGATAGTTATCACCAGCACCTGAGGCGAATGGAACGGATGTCGTATGCAGTCTAAGAGCATCAGACATATATGGGTTTGCAAGCTCAGAGAGATACCACTCCTTTCCGAGAAGTCTTGGTCTCTTCTTTCCTTCAAAGATTGTCCCAGCCTGATTTTCAAAACCCGTAGCATTAGATACCATCTTACCGAGGCTATCGTAGTAACCGCCTCTCGTATATGAAGTGCCGAACGCATCTACCTCAAGACCCTTCTGTGCAACGAGCTTGGTCATAGGGTCTACTGAAACAGAAGTATAGTTACCCGTCAGAGATAAAAGCTCCCTATCGGAGAACGGACGATTAAGACCCTTGATACCCGTATTGGAGAAGTTTACCATCTCAGGAAGGTTGATTCCTGGATAGCTTACCTCCAGCTTATTGGCATAGTAGAACTTCACGAAGTTAAGAAGAGCCGTCTTTGCACTCTCAATAATCAGAACACTATAGTTCAAATCGTCAATATCGAAGCTATTGTCATACGTGTTAGACATTGTCTTCAAGTAGTTCAGAGCAAGGGCATCCGCTGGAAGCCTATTCATTTTAGCATTCGTACTTGAAACGAGTGAGCTGATAGCGTTGTCAATAGAACGTTCTTGAAGCAAGTCATACGCAAGCGTTTCCTTACCCAAATGCGGAGCGGGAGAGTTGCTTAGTAGCTCGTTGTTAATCACATTGAAAGTGAGCTTATGAACGTCCTTTGTGGCGTTATACGAGCCAATACGAGATGACTGATAGAAGGTGGATATAAGGCCTTTCCTTAGAGCCAACTTCTTCTCCACGTTAAATTGCATAATCCTATCATCAGCATCTCCCGTATTAAACCTATCACCAAGGCTGTCAAGACCAGCAAGAGATGTCGTAGTCGTATCGTCCGATGTGCCAAGCTCAATCTCCTCAAGGGCTTCACGTACGGCTCTCCTTGAAGTTGCTCTGACGGGGTCAATAAGCGCAAGGTCTCCGTACAAGCTACCACCCGTAATTCCGCCGCTGAACACATCACCGCAAGAGCTTAAAACGAGCTTCATATGGCGATAAGGAATAGACCCTAACATAGCCAAGTAACAGCTTGCAGGGATGAAAGCAGAAAGACTTGACATCGTATCATGCTTAGCAACACCATCAACCATAGTTAGGTAGTTCTTGCGAATGTCAATAGCACCAATAAGCTGGTCTATATCAGAGTTTTTATCCATTGCGGTGTCATACATCTGAATACAGCTTCCATAGATAGTCGTGAAGAAACTTGGTACTAAGATAAGCGAAGTGCTGTTAAGAATCCTATCGTATGTGTCCCTGCTCTTTATGAAATCGGTAGTATGCTTAGCACCAACACCATATGCACGAAGCATCTTAAGGTGCGTATTTTTTGAGATATACACCCAAGGGTAATATGCAAGCTGGTCAGCAAATACAAGACCCCAATAGTATTGGTTGTCCATTGCATCAGCCGTGTAAGGAGCTGTGGTTTTCTTACTATCCGAAGGCTTACGCAGATTAGGCGACTGAAACCACCAACGTGATGTCATTGCATTCTCTGTGAGTACGAGTGTAGCTCCAAAGTCTTGTATCCTCTTTCTGTTTGCGTTGAGAGCTGAGACATTTCTATAAGAGAACCCCACACCTGCTGATACTCCATTGTCATATGTATGCCCAAGAATAGACTCAGAGATAACAGCATCAGAAGGTCTCCTACTGAAAATTTCGCTACCAACCAATGTCTGGGTATCCATAGAAGACGAAAATGCCGTCATACCACCTAAGAAACCCATTCTAAGGCTTGAGCTGGCATATTCAGTCCTACCATTTAGAACGCCATCACCTCCATTCTCGGAATGCGTATACGCATCAAAGAAAGACGCAGTACCATATAGACTTGGATGCTCGTACCTACTATAATCAGCCATCTTAGCACCCGTGTCACGAGCCTGCTCCTTCATAGCGTACCATCCATCAAGGATGAAAGGAACAACATTAGCCTCGCCATTGATATACCTATCGTTGTTAGGGATAAGAGGAAATTCTCTCTTTTGCGTTTCAGAGAGCTTTGGATAGGTCTTGTTCAGCCAATCCGTAAGGCGATTAGCGTATATCTTGATACGAACCAAGTCAGAATGCAGGAGAGCCAGCTTGACGTAAGCGTCTACCTTGGAGATATAGCTAAAGTCTCGCCATTTATCAAAAACCTGATTATTGAAACCATTATTTAAGTCAAATTCTACGAACGCATCCTCAGACTTGTCATACCCAGGTCTGTTCATCAGGGACTGAATAGAGATTTCAGAGATAGCCCAATTCAAGAATTTCACACCAAGGCTATCAAGACGTTCGTCAATAGGCTTACCATCAGGATTGTCAAAATCAACACCAAGGAGGCGACATAGGAAGTCCCCATACTGAACACGCTCACCTTCTCTAAGGTATCTCGCATCCATACGAAGAACCATATAATGGAAGTCGGGTCTTACGTTGCTGTAGTTTCCTTTCCTCGTATCTGTATCTCTTCTATCCACAAGGTTACGTGTTGCTACACGTCTGTCGTACTTAGTCTCGTCATAATCCGCCTTGTTCTTTACCTCAAGAAGGTCAAAGCTCTGCTTGACACGAGAATGAAGTGAACTATATCCTTCTCCAACATGGATAGTATATCTCGTCTTGGTGGCGTTAGCGAGCGTTGGGAAATCATATGCAGATGAATGCCTCCCGTAGACTAAATCCGCAGTGTCTCGTACATTTGTCCAAGCCTCCAAGCCATAATCTGTAAACTCAACATCTGCACCTGCAAGAGAAGACAAAGGCTCTTTGATACCATAAAGGAAAGACCCTGGCTGTACAGAATAATCCCTCATGGCATCAGACATCTGAGCCTTATAGGCATTAAGAACATCTATCTTGAACGCATAGCTCTGTATGTGGTCTATTCTCTCGCTACTCTTAGGGTCAATCCTACCTGAGATTTCATATGGCAGATAAGCTATATCAGCGTTCTTTTCAAAATCATATTCGTCTCTTACTGCCTCCTCTTCAAGTTTTCTCTTGACATCGTCAAGCATATTCTCCATGGACGGAGTAAGGAACTTAACCCCTGAGTAATAAGATACATCATTATAATGCCTTTCTCCTTTATGAAAGTTCCAAGCAGGAGGCTTGCCTTCCATATTCTTGAATGCAAAAGGAGTTCTCTCAAGAATAGACCCGAGAAGAACCTTGTACTCCATATAAGATGATAAGAGGAGTGGTGGAGCATCCACCATGTATGGGTTCATCAGAACGTATGTAGCTTCGTCCATTCTGTTACTACCCGTGAAATTGCTATTACCTCGAACACCGAATAGGACTTCTTCGGACTCTATATTTTTCTTCTTTGACATCGCTACGTATATATTGACTATCAAAGATATTTAGGCGGTAGGGCATAAAAAACGGCATCCGCCTATCTCCCGATAAACGAATGCCTAAAAGATAACCTAAAAAAACAAACCGATAATAAAGAGCCCATGCCCTTAAATCGTGACCATGGAGGGACTCGAACCCACAACCTTGTGCTTAGGACGCACCTGCTCTATCCATTGAGCTACACAGCCAAAATCAAAATTATCAAAAACATATGATGGGAAGTACGGGGTGCACTCCTTTACCCTGACCCAAATCAAGCACACACACAATTAGTAACAAAGGATGTTAGGGGAGCAAGCGCACCCGTAGTACTTTCATCTATATAGTGGCGAGGTGTGTACCACTCTCACTCGTTCTGACCTCTTGTCACTGCAAAGGTAAGAAGATTTTTCAAACTACCAAAACTTCCGAGAAATTTTTTCTTCGGTGAAGTTTGACTATCTTTGTTGTATGGTATTTCATAACTTTAATAACAATAAGAGATGAAGCAGTATATTGACTTAGCCAATCGGGTGCTATCCGAAGGGGGCTACAAGGAAGACCGCACGGGGACGGGTACGACAAGTATCTTTGGTCATCAGATGCGTTTCAGTATGGAGGATGGGTTTCCTCTCCTCACTACGAAGAAGGTGCATCTCAAAAGCGTCATCCACGAACTCCTTTGGTTCTTGAGTGGCGATACGAATATCAAGTACCTACAAGATAATGGTGTTCGCATTTGGAATGAATGGGCTGATAAGGACGGCAACCTCGGCAAGGTATATGGTCATCAGTGGAGACATTGGGATTTACCTAACGGAGGATACATTGACCAAGTAAGAGATATTGTTGAGTGCATCAAGAATAACCCTGACAGCAGACGAATGATTATCTCCGCTTGGAACGTTGGTCAGATTAACGAGATGGCTCTCCCTCCCTGTCATTGCTTTATGCAGTTCTACGTAGCGGACAATAAGCTGTCTCTACAAGTCTACCAGCGAAGCGCAGACCTCTTCCTCGGTGTTCCCTTCAACATCGCATCCTACTCGCTCCTACTGATGATGATGGCGCACGTTACGGGGCTGTTTGCAGGAGACCTTGTGTACACTCTTGGTGACGTACATATCTACTCTAACCATATGGAGCAGATACAGACGCAAATTCAAAGAGAGCCAAGACCTCTTCCTTATATACTCCTTGATGAGAAGGTTAAGGATATTGACGACTTCACCTACGAGAGCTTCCAGCTCTTTGACTACGACCCACATCCACACATTGCAGGAAAGGTAGCTGTATGATACTCGGGATTGTAGCCATTTCTAAGAATTGCGTTATAGCAGTGAATGGTAAGATGCCTTGGCATATCCCAAGTGACCTGAGATGGTTCAAGGAGATGACAAGTGGAGAGAGTGTTGTGATGGGTAGAAAGACCTTTGAGTCTCTCGGAAGCAAGCCTTTACCTAATAGGGTGAACATCGTCCTATCCAAGACAATGGAGGAGCGTGATGACGTTATTGTATTGCGTAGTAGGGACGAAGTGTTGAGGTATATCGGTGATAATCAGGGAGATACGTTTATCATAGGCGGGGCGGAAATCTTTGCTACGTTTATGTTTGACATTCAAATGTTCCTTGTCACTGAGATTGATGCTGTCATTCCTTATAGCGATGAAGACGATGTAACCACATTCAGTATCCATAAGGAGTTCTTCAAGCACGCCAAGACGACAACTCCTGACGAGAAGTTCTTGAGCGATAAGGACGAGTATAAGTATGTAATATCTACTTATGAAGCTAAGAAGAAGAACTATCTCTTAGCTGATGACTTAGGGGATGACTATTCCTATAAATGGTAATATGAAAGTCTATCGCAATATATTCATAGTTGGTAAGAAGAAGCGGTTTAGAGGTAGTGATAACCTATTAGCCTACAATGGGCGTATCTTTGAAGACTGCGACAACGCTACTCTTACCCGAGAGGGTTTTGATAGTGGAGTAGACTATGTGATAACCTGCGAATGTGACTTTGAGCATTACAGCGGATTACTAAGAGTTACAGAATAGAAAGCGAAAAGGGGAGGGCATTACTTAATGCCTTCCCCTTCTTCTTCGGTTTGTTTAGGTATTAGTTATTCTCCTTCTCTTGAAGTGCTTTCAGCTTCTTGGCTTCACGAGCCTTGCGGAGGTTCTCTATCCTCCTTGCCTTAATCTCCTCGGGAGTCATATCCTTTGACTTCACCTTCTTGCTTGCAAGTGGCGTATCTTCATCCTTCTTCTTTGAAGTCACCTTGATAGCCTCTTCAAGAGTAATCTCCTTGCCTTCTGTCTTCTCGTTAAGTGGGACAATCTTAACGTCTCCAACCTCACGAGGTTTGTTGTCGTCAAGACGCACGGGCTTTTCCTTCTTAGGCTTCACCTCTGCTTCGCTTGTATAGAGGTCAAGAATAATCTCCTTCATCTTGTTCTTAATATCTTCCGTAGAGACCGACTGAACGAGCTTCTCGCACATCCTATTGATATGCTCATCAGGGTTCTCAAAAGTAGCACGCACAACATCTACAATCGTCTTAACGGGGAGTTCAATACTCAGACCGATAGAGAGCGTGCTGTCCTTCTTCTTTGAGTTCTTGAGGATGCGTGTGATAAGCTCTTCGTCAATATCCGAAATCGCTCTTGGTTCTTCCAGACAGATGGGCTTAATCAGTTCCATAGTATCATCATCGGCTACCACTTTGGTTATCGGCTCACTAACGATTATCTTCTGCGGAGGTGTGATAACCATTTCCTCTGCAACCTCTTCGTCCGATAGGTCAATAAGGTCATAATCCTCATCCTCATCGGGATTAACGAAGTTCACGTATGAAACGGCAAAATCATTAGGGATGGGTATGATATTCTCATAGGAGAATGATGTGATGAGAGAAGGGTTGAACCTTGGGTTGGGGTAGTTACCGATGGGGCGACCCTGAGCATCATACTGCTTGATAAACTGCATCTCGTTATTAGAGTCTACAGCGAAGAAGTTGTAGCACTTCCTATCGGGGTATGGTACTTGAATAACCTTGTATTGAGCGAGAGGACGTGGCTTAGCGAAGGCGGGGACTTCTTCATACTCTCCCGTCTGCTCGTTAAACCTAACATCACTGCCACCGATACGAGAAAGGGGGTAGATAAGGTCATCCGAGACCACGTTCATATCGCTAAGGGTGTAAGCAATCCTCCCATCAGGGAGACGCTCTGACCCCAGGAGGGATACTATTTCATTTTGGTTTACACCTTGGATATACTGAAAGTACACCGCATTCTGCTTTCTATTTGCCATATCTGATTCTTTTCTTAATCCTCACTATCCATACTGATGGAGATTTTTATCTCCTTGATAGGGGTAGAGAACTTACCCATATCCTTTAACTTCTTCTCTTCGTTTGTTACTTCCTCGGGTTCTTCAATGTTGGTGTTCAGGTCGTAGTCGCATAGTGCAGACACGTTCCTTACAAGCCAAACCTTCTCGTCCCTTGTGAAGAACAATTCAATAATTTTGAAGATAATCCTTTTTAGCATATCTTTATCTCTTAACCTTGACAAAGAAGGGTTTGATTGTATCCTTCTTATTGCCACGGGTATCAAGGAACTCGCATTCTACTCTGTAGGTCATTTCGTCAAGACCCTTGTCAAGAGGGAGGTTGAGTTGCAGTGAAACGTTGTGGCACTCTCCTATGAGAGTATTGTCTAAGGTATTATAGATACGCCAAAAAATAACGCCTGGATAATATCTAAATGAACTTGGAAAATCAGCTGTTATAATGATATTGGTGTTTGGTTTTATAGTGGCTTTATCTAAGAGGACATTCACATTGTAAAGAGTGTCAACCTGCCCTTCCTTACCTTCAAGTATATCTCTAACACGTCCCGAGCCGAATGAAGAAGGCTTAACCCACATTGCTCTTAACTTACTCTCGTCAAACTTCCTTCCGTAGAGTTCAAAGGTGCTATCCATATATGGAGCGTAATGGGAGGTCTCCTCGTTGAGTACAACGAATGGTCTCCCGTTCAGAGTAGCCTGAGAGGTCTCTGCCTTACCTATGTATTGAACGTAGGTATTATGTGCATTGGAAAGTTGTAGCGTGGTTACATTCCTTCCTGATAAGATAGATATACGATGGTTTCCGTTGGGGTGAGCCACCTCGGTATCAAACCATCCGTTTACAAAGACAAGCTCCTTAACCCTTGAGTTATATATAGCTCTCTTGAGTTCTTCATCTTCGTCTACAAGTTTCTTGAACTTCCAAAAGACGCTATACTCCTTTGCCTTTGCCATCTCGTACTTGATGTCTATGACCTTGTAAGCGCACTCGCTAATACAAGTGCCACCTGAGATACCGATGTCTCTTAGGTAGGATAGCTTGACGACAGCGTCACGTTCAAAGCTGATGCCTGAGAAGGACGATACGGGTAGGGAAGCGAACTTAACACCATCAATAATCCAATTACGGCAGAAGGGGTCATCGGTTAGTACGTTCCTTCTCATAGAAGAGTTAAGCCCAAGAGTAATCTTATTGTTCCTTCTCTTCTTTATCTCTTCATAGGTATCCTTGAACTCGTGGTACTTGTCATCTGAGACTCTGCACTTGAGGTAAATCACTTCGTTGCTATCAAAGATAGATGAGTTAATCAGCTTCTCGTTTTCGGGTACAGACTTGAGTGAGGTATAAGCCCTTTCAACGACAACATTGTAAGTCGCATACTCAGTGTTCTGTTCCGTATCAAAGATAGTCATAGCCATCTCTGCACCACTCCTATTGAGACCCTGATAATTCACCCTTGGATTCCTCTTCACCTTGAGGTAAATATAGTTGTCATCCGTGAATACCGCACCGCTAATAGCACGGATGGGAAGGTTGTCCATATAGACGAAGTCGTCCTTAGAGATGTTTGACGATATGGTCTTGTCTTCAAAAGAGACAGCATCATAATCAACTCCATTGATAGACACCTCCATAGACCCACGGGCTTGTACCTTATCTACAAGAGGGAATATAGGATATTCGCTTGCTTGGATGAGGATGTCTGTATTCTCATCGGTATTTGGCATATCCTCGGTGACAGCGAGAATCCTTGTTATTATATTTTTCTCGTCATAGTACTTAATATCACCCCTCGTGACAATATGCTTCTTGCTTGCCTCTGCTATATGTGCATTGTTATACTCGTCAGCTATGACCGCTTTAAGCGAATATACACCAGCCCTTGGGAATTGCATATAAACAGAGTCTACCTTCGAGAAACCAGCTATCTTATCATCATACACCTCGTTGATGTTAAGCTCCGTACGTGAAGAAAAGGTTTTGCATACCTGCTCAAGGAGATAGCTTGCACTATTGGCTCTCGTAATTGCAGGGATGCGCATCCTTGCCTTAGCCGTGATAGACGAAGACTTAACGCCTTTATTCTTGTCTATGGTAGAGGAGAAGTATATAATCTCGTCATTCTCTCCACCATCAATTGCACTATCAGGAGATGTCGTTATTAAGCTACCTTCGTCTATAACAATAGCGTATAGCTCATCACCAAACATATCGTACTTAAAACTCAATGCGTGGGTATTGTCCGCTTCGCTGTATTCAAAGATACATTCTTCACCACCCTTGTTTGACGGAGTGATTACGATAGGCTCTTCGCTTGCGTGGATGACTTCACCATCCTTGAGGAGGATGTACTTCCCATCCCTTCTCGTAATCTCGTATGCAATCTCCAAGAAGCCATATTTATGGTCATAGTTGTACACACGACCTTCTGAGACGAAGAGCGAAGGGAGATATGTGAATACCGCCTTCTGAGACTTATCAGGGAGTGTCATCTTGTTATCGTGGATAAAGATAGGAGAAGTCTCAAGTGATGATGAGCCATTTGACATACCACCAAACATAGCGAATGTATCCGTCTCGTCAAGCTCTATTACATAGGTCAGCTCTTCATACTGAATAGGAAAACTGAATGTAGCACCAAATGGAATTTCCAAAGAGTTATTTGGATTCCATTTGTCAGCGTAGATAATAGACGTGCTTGTAGAGGGAATAGTTTCATATATACGCTTAGCTACGTCAAAACCATTCTCAGGATATGGAGAAACATTAACAGCGTAATCTACGAAGTCACGGAAGGTCTTGTCTCCAATATCGGAGATTTTGATATTCTTACCGCTATTCTCCATTTGGACATACGAATATGCACCATTTATCTCATCATCAAGGATGGTCATATCGTCTTTCCACGTAGGTCTCATCTTCATCACCTTCTCTACCTCAAGAGCCGAACCACCCGTAGTGTAATGCCTTACGGGATGTCCGTGGAAGAACGATGCTTCACCTACAATGTCTGTGATTTCAGATTGCAGACCTATGATATACTCACTAAGCCATGAGCGAAGTGCATACAGCTTTAGAAGTAGTACGTCCTGAGTGTAGTCATATACCTTCTCCGTTACGGGGATGCTATGCTTGTCCTCTCCTATCACCTTGTTGATATTATATACAAGGGAGAGCTTTCTCAGCTTCTTGAGGTCAAGGTATTCGCCATAGGTTATATTGGTGGCTTTGAGCTTACTTGAAAGGGTTACACCCTTCTTGACATCCATAGAGATAAACCCAACCTCAGGGGCTTTCTCCTCAGGGTTATCCACTCTTGTGTACCACTCCCTAAAGAAGATGTCATCATAACCAAGATAGTTCACCGCATTAAGCAAGCCTTTGTATGTACCTGCATAGGGGAATATATCTTGATGTATTAGGTATAGCTCTTTACTCTTGTCGTTGATGAAGCGTGCGTCAAGAGGTGTTAGAGGAGCGTCCTTGAACGCTTCCTGATAGTCCTTAGGGTCGGGAATACCGAAGTTAGTAAAGAAGGTACGTAGTCTATCATCAAGACCCTCCACTTCGCTTGTAAGCGTTATGGTACAGAATGGATATACCGATACAAGGTTCTTGTACTCTTCTTGTGTAGCAACCGAGGAGTAATCATCTGCAAGAGGAACGAACTCCTCTACAAGACTTAGCGAGAGCGTGCTGTCAAAGACACCTTCGTTATCCGCCTTCATCCCGTAGTGCAGGACGATAGGAGACACTGCCGATGCCGTCTCTCTCTTGATAGGTATATCGGAGAAGTTACCCAGTTCTCTTAGCTTATACTCCTTCCCTTCATATTCCACCTTAGAGTAAGAGATTGGTGCTACAAGCTCTACATTCTCTCCTTCCGATATGCTACCCCTATCCGAGGATACTTCAAAGACGACAGCCTCGTCCTCAGCCTTAGCAACAATACGATATGTAGCAAGGCAAGGTACTCCGTTGATTACTTTGATATGTGGAGGTATATTGGAGAATGGAGTGTAATATGTGGATACGTAGTTGTCTGCGATACGTTCCCCGAGAATAACAAGCTCGGAGGTATTCATCAGACCTACCGCACCCTTCTCCATCTCAATAGAGCCAACAAGCGAAAACGAAGGGAATGGAATAAAAGAGTTGAGCATCTTAGCAACAAGATGCTTGTCCTCATCATCCCTAAGGGTGATGCTCTTCACCTTGCTACCTTCAAAACGAACAGAGCCTTCGTCAGAGGTGCTATACTCTTCATCCTCGTAAGTTATATCAAGACGCTCTAAGCTCATCGTATAGGTAAGCTCAGAGAGGTTGTTCACGAAGAATATATCACCCTTCGTACCATTATCAAATCGTGAGCCTCCGTCTTCTATGACAAACTCAAACTCTCCATCACCAAGGTTTACTACATACCCCTTGGCTTCAAACCCATCGTTGGGTTCTATGAAGAATGATACAATATGATTATGCTTGATATTTTGTTGCTTACCATCCAAGGAAAAGAACTTCATTCCAAGGAGAGAGCTGATAGCTTTATACCTCATTGACACTTCGCTTTGCTAAGCGTATTTACATAAAAACAAGAGAGGGAGGCGTTGTCGCTCCCCTCTCTTTATTCTATTAGTTGATGTTTTCCCGTCTCCTATTACCACCTTTCTTATGGGCTATGGAGAAATGCTTTTTGATGGTCTTGACCGAGTCTATAAGCTCCTCTATAAGCACCTCTATACCCCTGAGAAAAGCATCCTGAGTTGGATTGGAGAACAGCTCGTTAGATAGCATATTACGTAGGATATTCCCGTGGTAGTCGTGACCTACGCCCTTGTATGCGTCTCGTGCGTGCTTTATCTCCGTATGCAGTTCTGTTGTTGTTACCCTTTGTGGCATTGCTTAATGAAACTCTCAAATTTACTTTCAAGGTTATTCATACGCTTAGTGAGTTCGTTCATCTCAGCCTTAACACCCTTTACAGCATAAAGAGCTACAACCGAAAGGCGAGAGTAGTCCACCATAAGACGCTCTTCTCCTTCAATAATCTGAGAGGATACGACTTCGGGGATTATCTTCTGTATCTCCTGCGCTACGACACCAAGCTGTACCTGACCATCTTCATCACCCTTCATCGTATATCTGATAGGGCTTGCAAGAGCATTAAGGATAATGTCAATCTCATTTGAAGAAAGACGACCGACTATATCCTTCAGTCTTTCGTCAGAGACTTCATAGAACCCTTCTGACGTAGTGACCTTACCATCCACCTTGAGAGCAACGTGGTTCTCAGCACCAAGACCATCAAGGTTGATAGGCTTGTTTGTCGTCTGCTTCTCTGCCTTGTTAAGCGTAAGAGCATCCGTAGCCGTACCACCACCGCCAGCGACAGCCGAAGGGATTGTCACGGACTGCTTTTGAAGGACAAGATAACCATCGTTGTTTATATAGGCATTTGATAGGACATTGATAGTGTCCCCTGCACCCTTATTGGGAAGTGCAGTAGACTCTACACCCTCTGCGTTATTCTTGATACGTACGGGAAGGTTAGCGGCTTTCCTATACCTCGTTGAGTAACGCTTGATATTCTCATCAAAGAACTTATCAAGCATATTATCAAAACCACCTGCACGACCCGTAGTCTTATTCATCTCACCCGTGAGTGTCGTGATAAGTGAAGGAAGGTTAAGAGCACCTGCCGTGACACCTCCACCACCGCTAATCCTATTTCTCGTAGCAGTGATAACGCCTCTGTTGATGGTAAGGTTAGTTATAGCATAAGATGCCTCGGTATTCTCGTCTTGCAGTAGGATACCACTATCCATAGCAAAGAGACCCATAGGAGTTCCGAACTCTCTGTTCTTAGGCTTGGTAGGCGTGACGTTGATATAGTCGTTAGGAGAAGCCGTCTTGTGACCACCATCAATAAGAATTTCACCGACCTTTGCACCATTATGCGTACGACCCTTCAGTTCCTTGAAGAGCTTATCGGAGATGTTCTTATATAGGCTTTCTACGAAGAGGTACATATTCGCAGAAGCATTGTCACCACTCGTCACGTAGTTACCCGTCCCCCAATCGGAAGGATTAGATGGCATCAGATTTCTAAGTGCAGAGGCAACACCCTTCGTGAGGATGCGGTTTTCAACGGGAATAGTCGTCTCCTTATTCAGAGTACGCTCAAGACCCTTAGACAGAGAGTCCGTCTCAATAGAAAGCGTTGCAGGGGCATCAGGTGAACCCGATGGCGAGATGTTGATACGCTTGATAATCTTAGCCTCCTCATTGTCGTTGTAGACGGGGGTGAGACCAACACCAAGGAAATCACTCGCTCTGCGTCTCGCCGCACTACCGAGAACGTTTGGTATAACCTTATTATCTCCCGAGGTCTCAACAATGTCACAGACATTCTCAAAGGCTACTACGGGGTAGACAGGCTGTGCTGTCCCGTCAAATAGTTGAACTACTCTTGATTTATCTTCTGCCATAAAAACTTTCTGTCGCTTTTCCTATTTAACGCATACCCCTATATATGTCATAGATTTCCTCATCCCTCGTGCTATACCCCGAAGCAATCTGTAACGCCCCCCTGATGCCATCGTGGAGGTTATACAAGTCTTGCTCATCATTGGAGTAGTAGCTGTTGATAGCTGACGATATATAAGTAGGCATACCCTCAAGGAATGTCTCGTAGTAGTTGGATAGGAAGTATAGGTACTCCTCTGAGTCAAACAATCTACTCAGGTTGAGTGTCGTCATTGAGATGTCATCGTGGATAGCGATACCCTCGTACTTACCCTTCTTGTTCTTACCGAACGAGCTAAGCTGACCCTCCGTACTGAGATTAGCCTTCTTGTCCGTATGGGTTGTTATGATACGTCTCTGTTCAATACCATCACGACCAAGGTCAATATAGTAAGACCTATTACCAGGAGTTGTCTTATAACCAGCCTTCAAAGGAATGAACTCACCATCCATAGCAACCCTATGAGCCGTATGGATAAGTACGTTGTCGTAGAAGTTATCGTGGGTTCTGAAGACATCCATAAAACGACCGCCATTGAAGTTCACCTCAACAAGAACCCTCGTATTGTCAATATCCCCTATGCCGTTCCTAAACAGATTAAACGTAGTATACTTAGCGACCTCTGCAAGGTCTTTCTCGTTGGTCTTGTTATCCAAGTAAATACCGACCTGAACAAGTCTGAAGCAATCACGCACATCCTTAATAACACGATATGGGTCTCTCAGTGCGGCTTCTGACATAGGAACGAGCTTGAAGATATTAAGGACGTTGTAGTCAGAGTCCAACTTACTACCATCTTGGATAGGAGACCCCTGAGCCGTATCAAGAGAGAGGACGAATGCGTCACGCATATAGTCAATGCTATACGGGTCAAAGTCAGGATGCCAAGTGAGTTTGTCGTTAAGCTCCTTCCTTAACCCATTCAAGTCGTGCTGTACATACTCCTTACTGATACGCTTGAGGTACTTGAGGTCTCTTGCTTTAAGTAGCATCGTAGAGGATACGCTGAAGGAAAGGTTGAACTCTTGGTCAAACTCATTATCCCCGAAGTCAGAGCGTGTCTTGCGCTCCCATTCAGCATCACGACCTGGGACTTGCCACCAATATACTTTCTTGCTCGCAAAGCTATTCAGCCCCTTCTGTGAACCATCCCATATATCAAAGAACTTGTTTGACATACCATTAGGAGTAGAAGTAATGATACACCTTGAAGTCTTTGATGCTGAAATAGTAGGGTATACCGAACGCCAAAACTCGTACGCTACACTTCGGTCTACGTGGGCGAACTCGTCAAGGTAAAGCATATCAATGGTGAAACCGATAGCTGATGACGCAGTAGTCGTCTGAGAGATAATACGGCATCCGTTATCAAGTACGATACTCTCCGTATTGAAGGATATACACCCAGGCTTCAGGAAGAACGGGAGACCCTTGAACACCTCCACGAGCTTACTGATAATCTCCTTTGCAGTAGCGCCCTTATTCGCCATCACGAGGATGTTCTTATCGGTACTGAAGCAAAGTATCCAAGCGATGATAGCTACGATAGTCGTAGTATTATGCGATAGGATGTTATTCGTGTAGTATCTGTGGTTCTTGCTATCAATGGTAAGGTCATACATTGAATGGGAGAATCCGTGCTTGGTAATGGACTTGACGTAGTCCTTTCCACCGAAGACTGCGATGCAGTCTCCCTTCTTCAGGTCTTTGACGAAGACTTCTTCCGCTGGTCTACCTACCTCCTTGTCAAAGAAGAATAGCTTATGGTTATCTGCACAGCTGAGCTTCTCTCCGTTTTCTGTTTCTATGGTATAGACCCTATAAGGTTGGGTCTTGTGGATATGGGTTACTTTCTCGTAACCCGTATCGGTAAGGACACGAAGCCTCTGTTCACTTACGTCAATGGCATCTATTATCTTCTTCGTGTCGTCATTCTCGTCAAGCTCGTGGTGTCTTGCTTGGTATAGGTCAATCTTCTCAATGAGCTTTCCTACAAACTCCTTGAGGTTTCTTTTTATGATAAACATCTTTCTACATCTTTCGTAAACTTTAATTCGGTTAATACTTCCATTCTTGCACTCTCATCAGAACCTGATAGTGCGCCACGTATGATATTGTTCGTACTATGCTCGTGCACCATATTCCCATCCTCATCCCTTGAGGATATTTTCACTTGGAGAACTCCTATCGTACGAATGTTGTTAGATATAATCTTATACGCATTCTCCTGAGACAATACATAAGAGGCTATTTCCCTCATATCAGAGGCTATCTTATCATTGATTACAGCCATCCTTGTACTTGGGTCTCTGTATGGGCTATTCACGGAATAGATAGGAAGAGGGTGCGTATTAATGTTACACGATAAATGCCCCCTACTATAAAAGAATTTCACTGAGTGCGTATGATATGGGATATTGTCATTCCTATTAGGATGATACCTCAGTGCACCACCATCAAATTTGATTGCAAGCATCTCATTATACTCAGGGCTAAGATTTCTTACAACAAACGACTTTGATGAGGTATCAACGAGATAAGAGGGATTAGTCTTGTCATAATAGTTTGAGGTAATATCTACTGACATCGGAACGACACGAGTGCCGTTCTCCGCCATCAATTCATGTATGGATTCAATCATATCAGCGGACTCTACTCCATCCTTATTACCACCTTCTCGTACCACTTCATATTCTAATCCATCAGCGTCTATCGGAGCAAAGCACAATACAAACTCACCGTTGTATCCCTTGCAGATTCCGATAGGAAACTTGAGGTATATATCCGTTGGGCTTTCAATAACATCATTCGCATACTGATTATTGAATGTAGCTTTTGACATGTAGTCAATAACAAGCGGCAATGAGCGTATTACGACCTTGTCAAACGAGGCAAATGAAATATCCCCATCCTCAATCAGTATCCCTTTGTAAGGGACAGCCGATTTAACGATAGGCTCATCTCTGTTAATCTTATCTGCTGGTAAAAGCATAATTATAGTCTTTTATAAAACCACATAAGCACATCCCTCACTTTATCAAGGAACGTCTTCTTTCTAAACTTGTGGTAAATCTCTCCAATCTCTTGGTCTCCATCATCCCAAAGGGGCATCACCTTGGTGTCGTATGTCACGCACTTACCCGTCTGACGGCTCTGCATGAGGATGACGTTTCTGTTCTCGGGGATGCATAAGTCCATCTCCTCATCGTAGACCTCGCTCGTGACAAGCTCAACGGCTTCACGCTGGTAGTCTCTCAGTTCAACAAGGCGGTATCCGTAGTCGGTCTTGAACTTAGCGTAGTTCTCTGTGAAGTAGTTTGCATCAAGCATACACCTATCAAACTCTGCACTCTCCCACTCCGTCATTTCAAAGAGGATATTTGGAGACCTCAGCTCAGGGTTCTTCTTATAGAAAGGCTTATAATCTACCTTTGGTGCGCCACTTGCTATGGAGTCAATAATCTCGTTAATCTTGTTCGTGCTATATATTGTCGTGGCTGAACCCTTCTTCTCTACATCCTGCGTAATGCTGTTTTGCAGGTCTGCGAGAGTGGTGCTTGGCGGTGACATAGCATCCATCCTACTCATTTTCATTATTGTAGTCTTTGTCTTCTATAATACTATATTATAGTTAGAACGATAAAACAACGAATGAAAATAGCGGATTACCTTGATTATAAGTTCCTTACGAGAATAAAGAACAGCAAGAAGTCAAAAGAGTGGTTCAAAGTGAACATTTTTGCAGACCACCACGATAAGGCTTCCGTTATGAATAGATACGGGATGAGACCTGATGAAGATGGTGAGTCCGTGCTGTGCGAGATAGTTGTACCTGCCGATGTTCTCGCTAAAGACCCGAGCTACGAAGACAAACTTGATTACGTCCTCAAGGAAGCCGAGGTCAAAGAGTTTAAGTACTTCATTGAAGAGCTTGGCATTGATGGGTCTATGCTATACAAGGAGGTCTTCAACTTCGCTAATGAGAAAGGGGAGCTGTCGAACTGCTTTGGCGTGCAGTACACTTTACAACTCCCCTATCTTGAACGTTCTTATTTCATCAGGCAGGTAGTATCGTGGGCTATTGTAGGTCTCATTGGTCTTACCGCTTTGTCGCTCCTGACCTACTTCCTATTCTTCCGATAGTCGTTTGATTTCGTCTTCAACCTCCTTTAGCTTAAGCTGGGCTTGAATACGCTTATCAAAGAGGACATCCATAATCGTTGGAAGAACGCCTCTCTCGGTGCTTGAGAAGACGCTACCACCTGCCGTATGGATGGAGGATGGGTCACAAGAGAGGTACTTAGCTGTTGCTTCTTTCACTACCTTTGGAGAGTACGGGATATTCCTCGTAGGGTCTATCTCCGCTCCTTTGGCGCACGCTTCTGTGGCTCTACCTAAGAGTGTCTCGTGTGATATATTAAACTGACGAATGATTGTAGGATACATAGCTGTGAAGTCATACTGAACAACACCTTGGTGGTATCCTTTAATCGGTTCTTTATTGTAAGCTCCCGTAAGGGTCTTGGTCTCGGGCTTCCATGGTGGGAGTACGAGACCTTTCTCTATAAGGAACTTGGACATAATGGAGTTCGCTATCACTCGTGATGATAGTACGGAGTCGGGTGCTATTCTTGCGAAGTTAGCGTGGTCTATCAGGATATGGGATAGCTTCAGATGCTCTTCAATCCTTGCGAACATCACGATACCTACGCAGTATGGATAGAGCATCATATCAACGTGCGAGGAGGTGAGTGAAGTCTCCAATGGTTCTTCGGGGATGTCTCTAATACCGAAAAGCTCCTTGCCTATGAATTGGATTGTCGTTTGCTCCTTTACCTTGATAGCCCTATCCCATCGTTCGTACATATACCCATAGTCAATGGAGACAACGGGAGAAGCGTCCGCAAAAGCCACGCTAAAGATGCGTTCAAGGAGTTTGTCTGATGGAGACTCAACCCCTCTGTTTATCATTGAGTTGATGACGAGCGTAAGTTCCTTAGGGATGTTGTATGGCGACTCTACGCTGTCATTCTTCTTGTAGCACCCCGTAGTGTCCTTCTCGTACGACATTTGGATGTGCTTCCGTATAATCTCCATATACCTCTTTTTCAGCTCGTGTATGGAGCTTTGAGAGGTCATACTGAAGAACAGAGGGGAGACCGAAGGAATGAACGACAGAACGGCTGTGATGAGCTCTTCCTCCGTTTGATATGACACCGCACGCACCTTGGATGAAGTCTTGATGCCATTCTTCTCCGAGAAGGCTTCCATCTTCGCCTTTACGCTCGCAAGGTCACTTGAGTTCATCTGACGACCAAGAGAGAAGACATACACGCTACCATTCCCATTGTAAATGTACACCTCACCAACGATGCCCATCTCTGCTCCGCTCGTTCTGTGGACTACCTTTAAGTACCCAAGGTTGGGAGAGGAGGAGGGAAGAGGATTGCTCTTCTCGTATTGGTGGATTAGGTGTTCCATCCTTGTCTTTGAGATAGTAGGATGTAGGTAGGAGAAGATGCGTTCCTTTCTCTTTATCTCAATGGAGTTGTCAATGGTGATTTTAATTCCGTCAAGGAGGTTGGACGACTTCTTGATATGAGTAAGTAGCTCTGAGTTATGGTATAACCCATTCTCGTAGTCATACTTCATCCCTTCATCTATACGCTTGAAGAAGGGTTCTTTGTACGCAGGGTAGTTGCCTACATACCTTTCCTTCGCCACCTCACGAGTCTTGTCCGCAGAGTAGGTGTATGCTTCATCATCGGAAACGTGGATTAGGAGGCTCTTCACGCTGTTGTCCGTATCCACATACCATACCTTGATGGCAGGGGTGAGAGACAAGAAGTAGTAAAGATATAAGTCCGACTTATCCGTAGATGATATGTTGATAGCATCAAGCCCTTTGATGACGGCACTCTCCACAGCACACTCAAAAGACCTATGCAGGAGAAGGTAGTCTTTCTTTGAGACCTCTTCACCTGCAAGCGTAGGTACAAGTTGTGTTGAAAGAATCATCGTAAGCCTTACTTAAAGGTGTCTCCGTTGGCAAGCTGATGAATGGTGATAACATTGCGCACGCCATAAATCATATTGTCAATCGTCTTTAGGGTCTCCTCGTAGAACTCAGCCAGGACTTTGTACATCTCCAGCTTGTGATACTCTTCTGCAAGTTCACCCTTGATAAGATTTTCAAGCTGAACCTCGCTCTTGTAGATAAGGTTTCCTCTTTCCTTGTAGTCCTTATACTTCTGACTATAAAGAGCCTTGACCTGAGAGTTAATCTTCGCCATATTCATAAGCACCACGCCACGCTCCTCAACGAGGTTCTGACGCTTTGCGTACATTTCAAGCTGAGCGTGGTTGAGCTGTTTGATGTCGGACATCTTCTCACGGAGTTCCTCAATCTGCTCTCCCCATCTGTCAAAGATGGATTCAATCGTTGTTCCCTTATCTGATGACATAGGATATTACTTTTAGTTTGTATTCTTACCTATACAAAGGTAAGCATAAGGATGGATTAAATCAAATCAAACAAAGACAAAATCCTATTGTCTTCGTAGCTTGTATCACAACCTATTGATTTCATGTATTCCACAACGGGTTTGAACTTCTCATTGGTTGTGATGACCCTCTTGATGGTATCCATCGTATCGGAGATGCTACAATTAAGGACACCTTTGTTCATCGTCTTGCAACGCTGTACGTCCTCATCCTCTTCCTTATGGGTAGAGTATCGGTATATAAGCACCTTGTAAGCCTCTTGCTCTCGCTTGTCAAGGCTCTTGTAGACTTCCTCCAAGGCTTCACATAGCATCTCCCTGATGTACGGGATATTGGCGGTCTCCTCGTCATCAGCACCGCCTTCAACTGCATCGTAAAGGTTAGCCAACGAGTCTTCCATCCCTGCATGTCCCTTGTTTCTTTCCGCTGAAATCTCCTCGGGGCTGATATGCCTTCCTTCGTAAGATGTTGCGTTCTTAGACGCATACGTACAGCAATTCCCTGCCATAGTATACACCCACGTTGAAAATAACGCCTTGTCAGGATTCCACGTATCAAAGTACTTATAAAGCGACAAGTAGAAGTAGCTCATCGCTTCGTCAATCACCCCGCTATTCCCGAGGCGACTAAGCATAAACCCTTTAATCTTTCCATTAAGGGCGTTATATAGCTTGACGAAGTCCTTTTCCTTCCTCCCATCTCGGTAGTTCAGAGCGAGCTGTTGAAAATCGACTTCATATTTTTTCTTCATAGTGATGAAGTAAGTAAAGTGAGTGATAATTTAACCTTACAGCAAAGGTAATAAAAATTCGGGTGATAGTCAAAGACCACCACCCGAACTAAGGCTAAACTTTGGTTATGAAATATGATTACGTGTTAGTTACGCTCCCGTTGAACCGAAGCCACCATCACCACGACCCGTGTTGGACTTTTCTTCAAACTCCTCTGCGGATAGTTCTTTGACACCTTCGTACTCAAGGTAGTGCAGGACACCCTGAACGATTTTCATCCCAAAGGTAATCTTCGCTGGGATATTGGTGAAGTTGTGGAGGTGGAGTTTGATAGTACCTCTGTACCCTTCGTCAATGACGCTTGCGCCAAGACCGAGACCGAGCTTAGTCGTGACACCCGACTTATTATAAAGGAACAGACCCTTGTTGGCTGGTACGATAGCACGGACACCAAGAGGTAGGATGATATGCTGGTTGGGGAACAGAATAATGTAATGTCTGCTGTTCTCAACATATTCCTTACGCTGTTCCTCCGTCATCTGCGAAGCCTGCTCGTCCGTCAGAGGGAAGCCACCTTCGGTCATGATAGCCGTTTGCATATCCTTGTTGGCTTCTCTAAGCTGTTCAAGGTAGTGGTCTGTGAGGACGGGGAGGAAGAAGTCAATACCTGCGTCATTTGCGTTCGCACGTGCGGGCATAAAGACACCTGGGTATTCACGGAAGATTTCAAGGTTAGAAACCTCATCGTGTGATTCAGGAGTATGCTCGTGAACTACCTCAGGGGTATGTTCATGTTCGGGTTCGTGCTCTGCCTTTGCCTTGCCTCTTGGCTTAGCCTGCGTAGGTTCTTCCGATGGGGTCTCCTCCTTCTCTTCGTTAGGAGCTGGAGTTGGGATTACGTTCTCTTCTACACCCTCATTTTCAATGAGAGGTGCGTTTTCTTTGTTCTTCTTTGCCATATTTGATAAAATTATTTACATGCTTAGCTCTTCAATAGTTATACTTGAAAAACCAGCGGTCTTCGTGATAACGATATTTCGTGCTACCGAGTCCGAGTTAATCTGTGAGTGGCTAACTACGACAATAGTCATATTTAGCTCCTTGGCGAGTTCATTCAGATATGCAAGGATAGCATCTGATGTTTGAACGTCAAGGCTTGATAGCGTCTCGTCAAGGTAAAGCGTATTGAGCTGTGGGTAGCTACGCTTAATCAGCTTGAGAAATACGCATAGGATAGCTACGTCTACACGCTTATGTTCCCCTGCACTAATCGTACTGATAGGAACTTCTTCTCCCATATCAGTGATGATAGCGTCAAAGGAGTTGTCAAACGATACGTGATAAGGGAAGTCTACCTTAGCGAGTATCTCGTTGATGTTGTTGTTGATGTACGGGATGTAGCTTGAGAAGAAGAGCGACTTAACGCTACCTTCCTTTTCTCCATACATCTCTGAAAGGACACCGAGGAGACGCATCTCCTTACGGATGTTTGTAGCTTGTACCGATACGTCTACATTGGATTCTTTGTCTGCATCCAATCGTGATTCAAGAACCTTCAATGCTTCCTCGTCAATACTACTGCTACCCTCATTCTTCAACGTAAGGTACTGCTGTTTTAGTATCTTACCCGAGGTGGCTATCTCATCCCTCTTTGAAGTAAGCTCAGCCCTCTTCTGCTGGTATCTTGAATACGACTCCTTAATCTTCGCCTCGTTTTCAAGGAACACAGCCATATTGGCTTCGTTCGTCTTCTTATCTTCGTTAAGCGAAGCAAGTATCTGAGGGAAATCACCCGAGCGGAAATCGCTACCACAAGTAGGACATTTGTCCTGCCTATAAAGGGACAGCTTAGAGATAACAGAGTTGTTCTTTGCTCGTTCAGCGTT